CGTCTAGCTCTCCGTTCGGCTCTTTTTCTACATTGATAGTATCTTGAACAGATATGCTAGAAGTAATATTTTCTACTGTTTTAATATCTAGATGATTTACCAATCCCAAATCACTATTGTCAATCTTGCTTTCTAAATTATTATTTTCTAATACATTGGGCATAAGAGAAGTCTCTTGATAACCATCTAGATTAGATTTAACAATTATGTCCACTTCTCTAGAAGTAGTCATATTTATACCAGGCACATCTGGGGTTCCAGAATTAAATGATTTTTCATTATTGCCAGAAGTATTATTGCCAGAAGTATTATTTGAACTTTGAATAGTATTATCCGGTTTGTTTTTTGGCAGTAAAAATTTTCGTAAATTGGCTTCGCGTTGTTGATAAGCTGTCTTAATTCCAAGGCTGTGTTGCATAAATATATCATCATCTAATAGCGCGCCTTTTAATGTATTAGTTTTCACGATATCAAATAAAGATGGTTCCTTTTTTTCATCTTTTTTTACATTAGTTGCTGATACATTGGATATTATTGTACTTGGTATAGGTTCTTTTACCTTTAAAATCTGTTCTATATTTTCATTCAGGGTGGTATTGGTTTTTGTTGATAAGCTAGTATTTGTAGATATAGATTCAATGGGAGGTGCTAAGGTATCAAGAATTGCTAGTGAGGGAGTAATACTAGCAGCAACTGTTACTGGTTTCGCTTCTAGCTTGGGTTTTTCTTTTAAAATACGTTCTTCTTCTACTGATGTAGTTATCTTATCTAAATCAACCTTTTCATTAAAATCACTGAAAATATATCCGGTGGGTAGTACCCGATGTTCATTTTCTTTGAATATTTTTATCTTCTGTAATTCATACACTGGATAGAAACTTTGACTCATAAATGCTAGACCTGTTAATTCCATTATACCTATAATATAATCATCCTCTGCAATACATAAAACATCATTTACCTTTTCCTTCTTTATATTATAAATCTCGGTGAGGATATTCCCTTTATAGCTAGGTAGCCGGACACGCATTACTGGTAATTGCCCTCCTGGTCTCAATATAACAGGAGATTTATAAAAAGACTCAACCACATCAAGTGGCATATATTGATTGAACCAATCTTTACTATTCTGATGGCAAACAGTAATATTGTGTTCATCAGTTTTAAGAAGATAATTATAAAAGCTGCTAGCATCTCCCGTTTGTGGTAGTTCTAGATCCATATAATACTTTGAATCCAATTTTACTATTCCACTTACCGTTTTCAACTTAGGTGTTTCTAAATAAAATGGCAATGTTTCATTCTTACTAAGTCTATAACTACACATTGCCTGATAGATACCATTAGGTTGCTTAAAAGGTTGTCCAAATTCATATTTTTCGTATGATAAATTCTTATAGTTAAGGATTTTTGGTGCTTTGGCCATCTTAGTATTGGCGATTCGTTATTCTGATGTCTAATGATATATTCTAGGTATCAAATGATACGCAATTATTGAAATAGTCTTCAAAATATTTTCTTGTTTTCTTGTTTTCTTGTATCATAAAGTATAAAGTATATTATTCGTTAAAAGATTCTAGAAGTATATTAAGAATTAGCATAGTCATTAGTATTAGTATTAGCATTATTATTAACTAATGGATTTGCGTGGTGTGCTTTGTGATCTAGTTAATCGATGTGTTGTAGAAATTAATGATGGTGATGATATAAAAGGTCCTATTAAAGAAAAAATATTAAAACCCATTATTAATTATATTCTAGAACAGATTTATCCATACCTTATCATATCGGTGTGTATCTTTGTTCTAACATTGCTAGTTGCCATTATAATTCTGGTTCTGATTATTAAATCAAGTTATTCTAGCTGTATTACAAAATAAATATGCAAAAAATAAATATATGCAAAAAAATAAATATATGCAAAAAAATAAATATAAGCAAAAAATAAATACAAAGAATAAATTATAAATAGATTCTAGACACTTCTAGAAACATATTAGTTTAAGTATATAAGAAATATATAGAGCATATTTGAATGTCTTCTACATTTCTAATCCTACCTATCCACTTATTCCATCATGATATCCTGCTAGATAGTATAAAAGCTATAGAACCCAGAGTCACACGGATAATTATTCTAGAAGAACCTGCTTATTTTGGTCATCATTACATGGCTATGAATTATAATAAACTAAAACTCATATATAACCGCGCGACAATGCAATATTACAAGGATTACATTTCTAAACATATTCCACCTGGAGTGGCGCTAGAATATGTAGAGTACAAAAACCTAATGAATACTAATACGCGAACTGGTGGATATGCTAAAATTAAAAAAGGTCTTGGTCTTGGTAATATATTATTTTTTAATCCAATAGATACTTTTCTAGAGGCTAAGTATAAAAAATTATTTGGTGCGAAGCTAGAAATGCTAGAAACTCCCGGGTTCCTATGTACATCTAAAGACCTAGCAACCTATAACACTAGCAAGACTTCTAAGAATTCTTACTATCATGCTAGTTTCTATACTTGGCAACGTGAAAGGATGGGTATTCTAGCTGGTAGTAAAACATATGATACTGAAAATCGTAATATGATGCCACTATCTACCAAAGTTCCACCACTTCCTGCAAATGATTCAACTTCTTCTGAAACTCGACGATATCTAGAAGAAGCTATATCCTATGTCCAGAAGACATGGCCTCGAAACCTAGAACCAGTCTACACCCAGAAAGGAGAACGCGCGATAACCCCAGAATCAATCCATTTCCCGATCTCACACGATTCTGCCGAGAAATGGGTTCATAACTTCTGTAAAACACGGTTCGCTCTATTCGGAAAATATGAAGATAGTATTGATTCAGTACCGCGTAATTTTCTATTTCATTCGTGTATAACACCTATGTTGAACATAGGGTTGATAACTCCGCAACAAGTGGTGGATATCATCACAGGATATTATAAGGCTCATACTAAGGAAATAGGTATTGCTAATTATGAAGGGTTTATTAGGCAAATAATAGGATGGCGGGAATATCAACGATATATATATCAATATGCTGGAGAAAAAATGCGGGCGGGGAATCATTTCAATAATTCGCGGCGGTTGAATGACACGTGGTATTCGGCGACTACTGGATTGAAACCGGTTGATGATGCGGTTAGGATGGCGCTAGATGATGGTTATATCCATCATATCTTGCGGTTAATGGTGGTTGGTAATTTTATGAACTTAGTGGGAATACATCCGGATGATGTATATAAATGGTTTATGGAGTTCTCATTAGATTCATATGATTGGGTAATGGTTGGAAATGTTTATAGTATGGCACTCTGGGCGGATGGTGGTATGACAATGAGAAAGCCTTATATATCTGGGGATGGATATATTATGAAAATGGGTAATTATTCTAAGTCCACTGGTGCTAGGTCTGGTAGTAAGAGAACAAAAAAACAAATTGATACACCAGAAACTGCTACACCAGAAACTGCTACACCAGAAACTGCTACACTAGAACTAGCAGAACAAGAAACAAAAGGCGATACTTCTAAAAGATGGAATGAAGAATGGAATGCCGTTTTCCATCATTTTATTGACCGTAATGCAACTAAGCTATTGCGGACATACTATGCTGGTCTAGTTAGAGCTTGGCAGAAGAAACCGGAAGGTGAACGTGAAGCAGAACTAGCGATTGCCAATAAAGTAATCTCTAGAATCAGTTAAAAGCAAAAAACAAATAGTAAAAACAAATCATACAACAAATCTAAAATATGCAAGTGAATATCTACCTTGATTTAATGATAATCAAGATTATAATTAGTAGAATTAACATAAAATATATATTTTATACATTTGTTTCATTTTCTAAACTTTGTAAATTGAGTTGAGAAATAACTTTAATACTTTCATTTTCAATTAATCTTTGAATTGCAGGTGAAAGTTTAGTATTTTTATTTGTTTTCTTAAAATATGTTTTCATAAGAGTATTACGACCATTATTACCAAGTTTTGAATTACCACGTTTTTTGATATTTGCTAATTTATCGGAAAGTATATTTTTTGGGTCTTTAAGAAAAGTGTCTACTAAAGTTTTTAATTCTGATAACATCTCATCATATTTTTCTTTCATACCTGGGAATAAAATATCACATTTATTTTTTAATTCATATTCATAAGTAAACTTGTAAAAATTGTAATTTATCATTAATTTATATAATTCATTACAATTAGTTTTTAAATTTATGTCTGTTTCTTTATTTGTATCTAAACATTTATTTATTGCATCTATATAAGGTGTGAATGTTTCTCTAATAAATTTAATCTTATCAGGATTATCCACAATTGTCGCTAAATCATTAAGCATTTTGTTAATCATATCCTTGAAAGCTTCAAGTTGATCTCTATTAATTAGTTCATGTCTACCTGCTTTCGATAACATATCGCTCAAGGCATTTTCAATATGTTTTAATTGTTTAGAATTAATATCAATACAATTAACATATTTAAGAAAATGAGGCTTTTCTGTTTTATTTTTATTATAACAGATATTTAAATGGCGAAACATATAATTCGTACTAATTTCTATATTACCATCATTATATTCCAATATTTCCAATAGATCATAAATTTTCAATCTATTTAAAACTATATCTATATCCGGTAATAAAGCTGATAATAGTTTTGTTATATTTTCAATTTTTGCAGGTTTGGATATATACTTATAAAAATTAACCATCAATGTTGATTTATATGTATCCCACTGTTGTTTACTTATATACCTAACAAAACCAAAAAAACTAGCAAATCGCGTATCTGGAAGCAATGTGCTAGTTGTAATATAAATACAATTTTCCATAATTAAATTGTAATAAAACATAAAATTTTCATATATGTAAATATTCTTACCAAACGCTTCACTAAGTCTGGTATCATAATCTATATTTCTACAACAATCTACAATTATATATCTTATATCATTATTAGAGTTATGTAATGAATGATTATTATACTTATACTCATTAAAATTTCTATCAACTATATTACTTAATATATCATTATAATTTGTATCTTTTTCGATTTTAATTAAATCTTGTGAAGCACTATCACCTGTAAAATAATTAATATTCAAATCTTTTCCATTATCTTCTTTTGTAAAACCCAATTCTAAATCATAATAATATTGTCCTGAATATAATATTGTAGCATTTTTAAACATTTTATAATAATTATCTACATATCTAGTATTTACTTTATTATTTGTATTATTATTATTAAATTTATCTAAACACGGTAAATTTTTTTGAATTAATAATCTATTATCCTTTTTTTTAAAATTATCTTTTATCGAAGATAATTCACTTAAATTGCAAGTTATACCATATCTATTTACAGGTGTCAAAAATATTAATACTGTTTTTTCTGGTATTAATTTTGGTTTCATATCCCCTGTAAAATCCCCGTGAGTATTAACATAATAAAAATCTTTTGCAGTATCATGTATTTCATCAACTAAACTTCTATACGTAATAGTTGTGTCATATAATTTTCTAAATAAACTATCCTTTGTAGTTTCATAAATTTCACTAATTAGTTGAATATAATTATTATACTTTGAAATTAATGTACTATTATTTTGTTTGCTTTTATTTGCATTAGCACTTTTGTTATTATTTTTTTGTGTTCTATTAGTATTATTATTTGATTCTTCTTCTGTTTGATATAAATTGCCTATATACAAAAGAAAAAATTTTTTAATTAATTCTTTATCAGAAATTAACAATGGTCTTCGATTACTTTTCTGCATAATAATAAAAAACTAATTATTATAATATATTAAAATATTAAAATATTAAAATGGCATCTCTAGACACTGCTTTTAATGATTTAAATCTAGCACAATCCCAACCACCTGCGGTTTTCTCACAAGCCATACCACAATTCAGCATTCAATATCCATTTTGGAATCAAAATATGCAGCAACAATTAATGATTCGACAACAGGAGCCATCGCCAGTAGGTGATAAATACACTAAATATTCAGTGGATACCTGGGGATTGCGAAACGCGACAACTGGTGAACATGAACCATTTTATCTGCTATGCGATCATTCCCAACAGCAGGCGACCCTTTTCGGCGGCCAAATATGTACGAAATGTGGGTGGTTTTGTCAGAAGACACAAGCAGACCAAGACCGGCTAGAACGAGAGTGTAGGCATCCAAGAGAATATAGTATGTTTCACACTCGACGAAAGTTACAGCGATGCGGCCAATGTGGAAAGATGATACAATTTGGGTGCAATGTAAATAATTTAGGGAATCTAGCAAAGTAACATTAGGTTCCTTAATAGGATAGGTATTGGAAAAAAGTATAACATAATTCTAGAATACATAGCATAAGTGCTAGAATGAATAAAATAATTACTTCACTAATCGTATTATCAGTTATAATATTAATTAGTTGTTTGTTTGCTAAAACAAGACCTAGCCATGGCATATTTAGGGAAGGATTTGCTACTGATGATATATGTACAGTATCCCTAACAAATATAAATCCTATGTTTATTAAGAATTATATGCAATATGACGGGCAGCCAATAAAATGTTTCAATAAATTATCTTCTAAGGCATATTGTGTCGGTGGAACTTTGAAAATGGACGTTAAGTCAGTAGGAACTGATGCCAATGGCGTACCACTCGCCGGAACACAAAATGCTGTAATATCTAATTCCCCTAGCGGTAGCGTACCACCAGATAATGCAATTATACCTATTGATCCGTGGGGATTTCCTAATTTTTTCTGCTTGTCTTAATTTCTTCGTTATGTTTTTTGTTATTTTTTGATATTTTTTGTTCTTTGTTTTGGCCTTTTTTAGTCTGGCCTTTTTTCCCTATTTTTTCCTATGATTATATTAGAGAAATCTATACAATAGAAAATGCCGTTACCATTAGGAAAGAAACCTTACAAAATAACTAAGAAAAAAACTACTAAACAAATTACTAAATCATCATTAAAAGCTATTGTAAATCCACATGGAAGGCATAAATATACTAAATATTATCCTAGCATATTGGATCCGGCATTTTCAAATAAGATTGCGACACACGATTTATTCAAAAAATATAAGTCTACAATGAATAAATCTCGGCTAGAAGATTTATATACATCTTTTGAAACTAATAAACCTAGCATTGAAGATTCAAAGAAAAAAGATTCCAGTATATTCATATCAAAAACTATTACCAAGATGTTGCGTAATTTTATGTCTCCATATTCCCCGTATCGTGGTCTATTAATATATCATGAAATGGGTGTAGGTAAAACATGTACTGGTATAACCATAGCAGAATCATTAAAGCATCTAACACGTAATTCCAATACCAAGATATATGTTATTCGTCCTATGGAATTTGAACGCCAATTATTTAATCCTAATGCGGTTATGGATGGAGAACCTTTAAAACAATGCACAGGTGATGCGTATATACAAGATCCAAAATTAAAGCCATTAGTTAAAGGATGTATGGATAAGAATGAGGAAGTATGCGAACAATTAAAATTCAAGGTGGATAAAGCAATACGTGGATATTATAAATTTGCAGGTTTTAAGATGTGGGCACGTGATGTTGATAAAGAAATTGAAGCACGAACTAAGAATATAGAAAATAAAGAAGAGAAACAGAAAAAGATCGTGGAAATAATACAAAAATTATTTAATAATGCAGTAATCATAGTAGATGAAGCACACGAATTGCGTGATAGTAATGATAATGATGTAAAGATAATAACACCGGTTCTCTTTCGTGTTCTTAAATATGCTACTAATGTACGGCTTATATTTATGACTGCAACCCCAATTTATGATAAACCGCAAAATATAATATCATTAATAAATTATTTTCTAGTAAATGATAATCGACCAATTCTAAAAGAAGCGGACATATTTGATAAAGATGGGCATTTAAAACCTACTGGTCAGAAATTACTTATCAACAATACACGTGGTTATGTTTCATTCTTACGTGGTAGTAATCCTTATGAATTTCCAATCCGTTTATCTGCAAAGTATAATATACCGAATGACATTTTAAATTTAAAACGTTATCCAAATAAAAATTATCTAGGAAATCGTCTAGACAAGGATGATAGAATAAAATATTTGGAATTAGTAAATTGTCCCCTAGGTGGAGAACAATTGAAAATATTTAAATATCATATTAAGCATGATAAATTAATAGATTTTAATGAAGATACAATTAGTGATTTATCGTATTCAGATATTACAGGCGAATCCAGTAAATCTGGTGATGTAGATTCTAAGCATAGCAGAAGTTCTGATAAGTATGATCTAATTTTAACTGACATTGAGGTAAAAGCAAATGAAAATGATGAAGCACAAGATGATGAAAATTCTATTTCTGTGGATGAGATTATTTCTCTAGAGGAATCCATTTTTGGCGATGGTACCAAATCCAAACATTCTATAAAATCAGCCCGCAAATCAGACCGTAAATCAGACCGTAAAATACGAACAAGTGAGCCATTAAAAATTAGCACAGTAGGCTATCAATTTGAAAGTCAAATGAGTAATATTATCTATCAATCACTAGAAGAATGTAATAATAATCTTAAATTGGCTGTAGGAGAGCAAGGTTTAGAACAAATCTTAACTAAGCAACAAGGTAAATGGACATATGAATTTAATGATGACAAATATGCCAGGCGATTTAAATTACCTGAATTGTACAATTGGGGTGCAAAGATTGCTAAAATTATAGATATTGCAATGAAAAGTTCTGGACCCGTATTCATATATACGAATTTTGTAAATGCTGGTGCCAAACCTATTGCCATTGCCCTGGAAATGAATGGCTTCCGACGGTATAAGCAGCATGATGCCCCGCTAGTTGAAAGTAGTGTAAAGGATAAAATATATCGTGGGGATTATATTCTTTATACTGGTGACCCTACTTTATCCGCGTATGCAATGGAATATATAAATAAAGGTGCAGGTATGGTTCGGGAGAAAAATGTAAAAGTCTTAATTGGGACAAGTGTGGCATCCGAGGGATTGAATCTTTTTGGATATCGGGAAGTACATATTCTAGACCCATGGCATAATATTAATCTTACCGAACAAAGTATTGGTCGTGTAATAAGAACAGGCAGCCATCTCCACCTACCACCACAAGAACGCAATGTATCTGTATATCAATACGCCGCCACTCTAGATGACAGGGAATCATTCGATTTGAAGATATATAAAATTGGTGAAAAAAAATCCATAAAGGCAGGTGTAGTAGAAAAATTATTAAAGGAAAATGCAATTGATTGTGAGCTTAATAAAGATGTTAATGTATTTGATGAAGAACATTATAATCGGAAAATACCACAAATAACATCACACGGTCTTAATATTCAAGTAAGTCTAGCGGATAGTCCATATACCCGTAGTTGTTTTTATATGAAAGAGTGTGGTTATGAGTGTGCATCAAAAGCTATTTCAAAATCTGAAAATCAAAAACAAGAGATAATGCCATTTCAAATAATGCGATTCAATTATGATAAGGAATTAGAAGAGTATCGAAATTTAATTATACAATTAGTTTGCACTTCTTTCAATGTTAATATAAATCATTTACGAGCTTATTTAAAAAAAATAGGTAATAAACAAGAACAAACACTAGCACAATCACTATCATCAGGAAAACCTACTAAGGATAAAATTAGTAAAAAATATAGTATCAGGAAAAAAGGTCAGCAAACTAAAACTAGCACCCTAGCAGAAGGTGAGGATAATATCCCTTGGGATGATGAGGATGCATTTTTAGGTGCCATACAAGATATTATAAATACTGATAATGTGATTAGAGATAAGTATGGTCGGGAGGGTAGTATAGTTTTAAGTGGTGATACATTACGATTCGTACCAAGTGGACAACCTTCCCCAAATATTTCTATCATCAATCAATATTTACCAATACAGACTAATCCACCAATTAAATCACAAGTAGATTTGAAAGGATTTATTTCAAAATTAAGTGATGAACAAAAACGTCTAGCTGAAGAACAAGAATTAAATTATGAAGATATATTACATAAATTAATCGAAAAAGCTGAACAAATATATTATGGTGTTTATCAGAAAGAATATAAATATAATATTAAAATTAAATTGGAAGAAATAATGGATTTATTATTTAATAAATTAAATTACACATTCAAAGTGCTAATACTTAAGAATATATTAGAAAAAATTGTACAGAATGTAAAATTAACTGGTGATGAAAATAAAATTAAATCATCTATTAAAACAAATATAGTTTATATGAACGAAATATTTCATGATATTAGGAATCAAAAAGATAAAGATGATGATAAAGATGATGATAAAGATGATGATAAAGATATAAATAATATATATGGTTTTATTATTCAAAATGATAATAAATTAGAATTATTCATATTAACTGATGATAAAATATTTGAAAAAAATCAAGGTAATATAAGGAAAATTATTGAATTTAGGAAAAAAGAACTTAAATCAACACTACCTAATAACCTGCATGGATATCTTAAATATGAAAAAGGTATTGACACTCCTGCATTTAAAATAGTAGATTTAATAACAAAAGGTGATAAAAAATCGGCTAGCGGAATTAGATGTATTACCAAAAGCACAACTGATATCAAGAAGAATTTAAATAAATTAGATGATAAAATTCTAAGGAGCAAAAATGTGAATTATAACAAGAATGCATTATGTAATGATATAGAATTACTTCTAAAACGTAATGATGCAGTTAAATTAAATAATAAAAAATGGTTTTATACACCAGAGGAATATTTCATATTCTTTGAAGCTTAATGGCTTAATGGCTTAATGGCTTACATCCGTTGTGCTAGTTTATTTGGTTATTTATAAAAATTGATTTTTTCTTTATTATTTCTTGGTTTAAAATATACGCATTTCTGTTAATAATAAATTATCTAGGAAGTATATAGTAAGGTCTGCTAGAAAATATGGCATCGAAAACACAATCTAGAGCGAAAGAAATCATCACTAAGAAAGACCATAAGAAAGATATAGAAGAAGATATACAAGAAGATACACAAGAAAAAGCGTCGGACTTGATTGACAAAGAACAATTACAGCATAAAATTCAACAAGAGTTATATAGAAATGTGCTTCTAGAGGAATATATTTATCTAAAACCGGCAGATTTAAATAATAAGATTGATGATATTATAATGCAGAAACTAAAGCGTAAAGTGGAGGGTAAATGCATAAAAGTCGGTTATGTAGTTCCAGACAGTATAAAGATACTAACTCGCTCATTAGGAATTATTAATAATACTAACTTTGATGGTATAACTATGTATAAAGTAAAATACAGTGTGGATGTATGCAATCCTGCTGTCGGTCAAATAATACATTGTACAGTATTCAATATAGATAAATCACAAGTGATTTCTTATGTGAATAACCCAGAAACCTCACCATTAGAAGTATTCTTATTCAAACATCATCATGCAGGTAATACAGAATTTGCTGGGCTAAAGATTGGAGATATGATTAGTGTTCGTGTTGGTGGTAGCAAATGGGAATATCGTGATAAGCAAATTATAACCATTGCACAATTTGTTGGCAAATTATGAATACGCTAACAAAAGGTATTATTTCTTTTTTTCATACATTTTGCTGTGTTTTTATATTATCTATTTGCTTAGTAGGATTTGCTAGATATAAAATAATCTTTTATAGTAGAAATTATAACATAGAATATTATAAATAAAAATAATATTGCAATGGATAAATGTAAGGCTTATAAAAACAAAACAACTAAAATACAGTGTTCTGCCAAAATTAAATCTGGGTTCTTTTGTGGCAAACATCAAACTACCGACACCCCTATATACAATGATAATGGCGGTCTTATTAAAACATCTAGCAATGTATCATTAGTTTCTCCAGTTTCTCCAGTTTCTCCTTTACTTACTAGCAATGGTAGCAATGGTAGCAATGGTAGCAATGGTAGCAATGGTAAAACAAATGGATATGACAGATTGAATACTTATAAAAAAATAGCAGGAAGTGATATTTATAATCAATATCTTGATTCTAGAAAGCTCTATATGAAAGATACAATTTCTAATACTAATAAACCCATTGAATTAATTGAGTATCTAGAGAATAGTAAAATAAATTTTTATCCTTATTCTCGCATTCTAGCATCATTAGAATATTATAAGTTATTAAACGGCACTGAAATTGGTAAATCCAATACAAAATTTTTATTGGTAAGTGATAATATTACAAAATTAGAATCTCTTTTTGCAATCTTGATAAAAGCGAATACACATTTGGATAAGCTAGTTAAATTACAGAGGTGGGTTAGAAATAGTCTGTTTGCATTTAGTAAGCGATTGCACGGGGTACATCGCGCGCGTGTGGTTAATGATAGCGATTTTGTTAGTCTAGATGATATAAAAGATATTCCAGATAAAGATTTCATTGCTCTAGAGGATGCGCACGGTTTTGTGTATGGTTTTAATTTAGATAGTATAGTAGATTTAATACTTAAATCAGATGAAAATTTCCTAGAATCATTTAAAAAGCAAAGTGTTGGTTTTTGTTATCGGCAATATGTTCGTACCCTGTATAATCACTATAATAAAATAAAAATAAACAATCCATATACGCGAGATTTATTACCTTGTGACTTTAAGTTACGAGTATTTCAATTACACGCTAGAAACATTTTTAAGGCTATGAAAAACAATCTGTCTATACAATTAAATGCATCAGGTTTAGGAACAGGTACAGGAGCTAGTGATTTACGTCAACAAGTTCGTAATAAATGTTTTGCAATATTTCAAAAAATAGATATGTTTGGCTATATGACAGATATTGCTTGGTTGATGGACGAAAATGTAAAAAATTTGAAATTATTTTATAAGAGGTTAGCATTCCAATGGAATCTGGAATTCGGACTTAATAATACAGCACGATATAGAATTTCTAGAACTCACAATCTATTTTCACATTTGCAAGATATTATGCTTTCACGAGCAGATAAATATGTTCTCCTAGATAAGATTCTAGATACGCTGACCGTGTTAGTATCAAATGGTGAAACGGAAGGAGACCGAAATACCGGTTGTATCCTGATATTATATGCCCTAGCAGCAATAAATCCAAGGTGTATAGAAGCAAACCCATGGTTAGGCTAAACTAGGCTAGACTAGGCTAGGTTATGCCAATTATTATTAGAAAATAGAATAAAAATAAATAAAACAAATAAAAAATTGAATTATGAAATTATGAATTGCTAGAAATACAACCAAAGCACATACATATACTCATACACATATTCATACCAAACACAAAGATAAAATGGCTTCCAAGATACTAGTTAGATTTGCAACAGGTATGCCTTATCAAGGCCGTGTATATTATCAGCCGTTATTTTATCTAGCCGAGAATGCTCGGCAAATGTCTAAAAAAACCAGCGGACGAGAAATTGATATTAAAAAGCTGGATACTGACTTGGTAATTCTAGGACAACCTAAATTGGAACTTGGAAAATTTAATAATAATCGTGAAAAAGATATATGCATATCGTTTTATCTTAATCAAGCACATAACATATTTGAATTTACTTATAAAGGTGTTGAATTTGGTTTCCGTGTTCTAGAATGTAAGCATTTTGGAGACCGGATGATTCCAGAAAAACGGGATGATATTCAAATGTATTCGGAATATGAGATTAGTTTTGCATCTAGCAATCAAGAAGAATTTGAAACCTTTATTAAAACTTGTATTACCTATTATAATACTAATAGACATGGAGATAATGAAGATAAGGAAAAGATAAGCATTTATCTTACTAGTACCGAAGGTGGTTATTTACAATACCTAGGAAAACGTCAAAAGCGTGATATGGATTCCCTTTACTTACCTAAGAAACAGAAAGCTGATATCATTGCGGATATGGAAAAATTCCTTGCACCTGCAACCCGTGCGCGCTATATGAAACTCGGTATTAACCACAAGCGTGTATATCTTCTAGAGGGCATCCCTGGTTCCGGTAAAACTAGTCTTATCACAGCTCTTGCATCCAAATTTAATTTCAGCATTGCAATTGTTTCATTTGTACCTAAAATGACTGATGTGGATTTACTTCGTATTATGCGGAGTTTAAATGATACATACGAAGAGAATTCTTCATCAACCGACAGTGATGAATCACAAAAGAAGCAAACAATTATGATTTTTGAAGATATTGATTGTATTTTCAAGGAACGTAAATCTCACGATGAAAACAAGAATAGTATTACATTTTCCGGGCTTCTAAATGCGCTAGACGGTATTACATCCAATGAAAACCTCATTTGCTTTATTACCACTAATTACAAGAATCATCTAGACAGTGCACTCTTGCGTCCGGGTCGTATTGATTACATTATGCGATTTGATTATTCAACTAAGGAACAAATTCAAGATATGTTTCGGGATTTTACCAGTTGTGAAGATGCTGGAAAAATTCAGGAATTTTACAAGGCCTGTGCTGATTTGCAAATTAAAATTTGTACCGCACTTTTGCAACAATACTTAATGCAATATATGGACCAGCCCGACGAAGCAATTAGTAATGTAGAAAAAATGAAAAAAATGTATGAAAATGCAAAAGTAGATAAGGAAGCAGATGAAACCAATTTATATGGCTAAGCTAGGCTAGGCTGGGCTATGGTATTCATTTATTTCTGTTATATTTTTTAATACGGATAGTGCCCGAAATATTCGATTACAGGCGGTATTCCATCCAAAACCGATTCCTGTTAAAACAGCAATAAACCAGTTAATAGATTGAATTTCAATCTGCATTAGTTATATCCTTTAACCGGTTTTATGTGTAAAGACAAAAACCCAGTTAAAGGATACTTGCATCACGTTTTTATAATTTTATTTTTTTATTGGAACATTACAACTATAACTGCTAGAATGTTTTATTATTTATTATACAATAGTTCTTTTTCTTTTATAGTTGATAATCGTTTATTTTCAACTATACTATATGGCTCAATCCTATATATACTTACGCATGCAATATTAAATTACTGTAAAGTTGAAATATTAGAGATCATAAATAATTATTTTTGGTTCATCTTCATTCTAGATATTATTTCTTTAGCATATGGTATTTATCAAAATCTTTCAATACCGATATCTAATTCCGGAGTATCATCTAACTTGGATGTATCATTTAATCTTCTGAAAAATCAAATTAATACAATTAGTAGCTACTTCAATAAGAAAAATGATATATCTATCGCAGATAACATGCCGGTACCAACACCACGACAACCTTTAAGAATTCCTACGTCCTCACCACCGGTTAAGCAGGCCAATCCGGCTAATCCTACTACTTCATATGGGACAAATCTATCCGCACAAAGACACCAACAACAAACTAGCCATTCATCTGGGTTTTCCACACCTATAACTGCATTGCGTGATTTAGAACCGCCGCCACCAAGTAGAAACACGCAGGTATCTCATATTCCAGAACCAATTATTACATCAAGAGAAGAAAACCCATTTGATACCAACGAATATTATGATGGACCTGCTGAAAGTATAGCTGGTAGTGATGTAGGTAGTATTATGGATTTAGACGATTTTGAAAAAAGCTTATAAAAACAAACTTTTTAACATCCCCTAAACTGCTAGAATGTTGTCTAGCGGTTTTCGAAAAAAGCTTATTGCCTTTATTTTCTTAGGCATTCTATGTATTAGTACTGGTGGTATATAACCTCGGCAATTCATAATATATAATTTCATCTGTGTCGATAGCTTTTTCCCACTCATTTCTAGAATACCAGCTAGCATATCACATTTCCATTCCACTTCGGCGTTAGCC